AAACTTCGCACCGGCCTCCATAAAGTGATAACAGGCATCTCGAATCTCATCAGCGTCGGTATACTCGCCCTGAGCGTCGACCTTCTCGGGCTCATAGACGACACCCGTCACGATGTGCTCATCGCCATCGCCAGCCGAGCCCTTGAGTAGTTTCACCTCATAGGATTTTAGCTCAGCCTCTTTTTTTAGCCTGAACGGGTAGTTAGTGATTAACAGCTCAGAGTCTTTAACCACGCCGATCTCTGGTTGCCAGATACGAGGCACGTCAATCTCTTTTAAGATATAGTCTTTAAAAAGCCGCCGGTTGTCAGGCGTGTCATTTAAGGTGATCATAAATTGACCTTTAATCGACTTAACCGCCGAGGCAAACTCAGCCACGTCAAAACCGAAATCCTTGCCCCCCCACTCGTCAGGATAAGGTGGGTCAAGGAAAAAGAAGGTCTGCTTTGAGTCAAACTCTCTGATCACGTCTTTATAGTCGCGGTTTAAAATTTTTGTATTTTTGAGTCGCTCTTTAGCTTTTAACAGCCTGTTATAATCAGGTTCGAGGCTATGACCCGCCGCTCGCCCGGGTGAGAAGGTTGACTGAGAGTTTCGATAAGAGGCTTTAAGCGTATAATAGAATCGATAAAAACGCTCCTCATCTGAGGCTGGTTTTGTCTTATCTGCGATGAGCTCGTTAAACTTTTTCCTTCGACTGATCCAGTCAAACTTCTTAAGTCGCTCGATTGACTCTGTCGTTAGTGACTTGATAAACCGGTAAGCGAAGGCAACCTCGGGATTTTTGTCATTTAAGACCTCAATCTCGCTCGGATCTTTTCGCCAGAAAACAGCCGCCCCGCCGGCAAACGCCTCAACGTAAGTCCGGTGATCAGGAATGTTTTTTACAATCATCCCGGCGATAAACTTTTTACCCCCGCCGCCCGGCGACCCAAACGGCTGAGCGACGCCCTTGTCCACGTCAGTCAGATGATAAAGACCTCGTTTAGTCAGTTTAAAATTAGCGTAGAGATACTCCCAGGCCGTGTTATGCTCACGTTGACCGGGCTGATTTATCTGCCGCTCAACCTTATAGCGCTTGACATCCCATGCGGCCGGCGCCTCTTTGATTTTTGAGCCCGAGCATAATAGGAACTTTCCCTTGATTGATTTTAACCGGTCAATGAGCTCAGCCCAGTCATCCTCTTTAAACTCATAAGCAAAGCCCTTCTGTCCCTGGTTGAGATATGGAGGGTCGAGATAAAACACGACATCATCGTCGTCAAACTCATCAATGACTTTTGAGTAGTCAGTGCTTTTTATCACGACGTCTTTAAGCCTTGCCTTGTAACGCTCAAGGTCAGCGACGATATTTATATGACGCCCGACATGCCCTGGCATCGCTGATGCCATCGGGGCGCCGCTATAACCGCCTCGCTTTAAATACACTATCTTATAAAACCGCTCGACAGGATCATCGGTTTCTAATTTAACAAGCCGCTTATATGTCTCCTCATCGATAACCCAGTTTTTCCGGGCAAGTCGTTTTTTTTGCTCATCAGTCACGTTTTTTATAAAGCGGTAAGCAAATGCTATGTCTGAGTCTTTGTCGTTTAATACCTCAACCTCAGAGGGGCGTTTATTCCAGAAAACAGCCGCACCCCCTGCGAAGGGCTCAACGTAGACTCGATGCTCAGGTAGATAGTCTATGATAAGCTGAGCTGACCGAGTTTTACCACCCGGCGAACCGAATGGCTGTCGGACTTTTTCAATCTCGACCTCGGCTGACTTTGTCTCCTGCTCATAATCGTCGTCTTTGAGTTTCGATATCATCCAGACCCGCTCCCGAGGCGAGACCGGGACATAAGCGAAAAGGTAATTCCCGCTCAAGACCCGGTCGGTGATATGTAGTTTTTTCGCGTGAGGCTCGGCGAGGTATAGCTCCCACTTGAAGCTATCCAGCCGGATCATCGCTGACCATGTCTTAGAGAATGCCCCCACCTCTCCGGGCTCAAAGATAGCGATTGAGCGGGCGCCGACATTGAGCCAGTCGTCGGGGCCGCGGACGACCTCGGCCTGAGGCTCGTCGACCTGAGGCACTTTAAAATCAGCCCGCAGTTTTTGCCCCTGATCGAGACCCATAAATTTTGACAGCCCGTCAATGTTTCCCGTGAAAATCTCGGCGCCCTCAAAGTAGTCATCGCCATCTCTAACGAGCCTCAAGTCAAGATGACAGCCGTGATTGCCGATGACCGAGAGTAACTTCTCTCTAAGTTTTTTCAGGTCTAATCTAGCGACCATGACCCCGGTCTCAGCCGCCTTAAGAGCCTTCGCCTCATCCTCACTGAGCCCCATGATATGAATCTGCAGACAGCCTCGACCCTGATCGCCGGCCTCAAAGTCGATGTTGGACTCAGCCTTGAGCACTTGATAGACGTTAAACTCTTGGGCAATGTCAACGACCTGCTCGGCGTAATACGGCGTCTGTCGGCTCGGGTCGATATCAATCACCCGGGCGTTTTGAAAAACAAGCCGGTTCGTTCCATCCTCAACGAGCGGTATAATCTCGAGAGCTTGTATCGTCAGGATGTCGCCCGGTTTAGCCTCGATTGATGAGGCCATCGTTTTCCCGAGATCAATGTAAGATTTACCCTCAAACTCAGTTAAGTTCTGAGCCCCGAAGTCGCCCGGCAGAACGCCCACCTCATAAACGAAATTTCCATCTTTTGTTTTCTCGACCGATAAAACTATGACTTTAAACTCAGCGGCGTTTTTTAGTTTAGCGACTGAGTCCCAGACGCCATTTAGCGGATAAGTGCCGGTCACATCTTTTACAACGATGCCCTCGCTCTGAGGTAATTTTGAGAAGCGGTCAAATGCTTTTTTGAGGTCAACGAGTGAGGTCATCGGCGCCGACTCAGGAACAAGCTCAAAGCGGAAAGTCTCACCATCTTTTAACCCCGACATAAACCGCTCGAGTTGACGGCGGCGCTCAGAGAAGGGCTCAAGGTGGAGGTCAGCGCCGTCTAGCCAGACAAGGTCAAAGACGACGATAACGAGGCGCTCATCCTCATCGAGCTCAATTTTATCAGCGTTTAGCCGGGCGAGCTGGACTCGAGGCAGTCGCTTGCCGTCACGCTCAATCCCGACATCTGAGTCGATGATAAAGTCGTGAGGTATTGAGCGGAGATAATCAACCAACTCAGTCGGGAACGCCTCAACCCGGTTCTCGAGGCCGTCGCTAATAATCTTGACGCTCTCTCCCTTTTTCCCGACTGATACTCGATAGCCGTTGAGCTTCGGCTCAACGACAAACGTTCGCCCCTCGCACCATCCGGCTAAAGCCTCAACGCTCCGAGCCTCGGTGATACCGGCCATGGCTGGTTTCGGTAGTGGATATTTTCCCAGCTTATCAAAGGTCAGTGTCTCGGCCTTGTTAACGTCACTGGTCTGATATGAGCTGACGTTTGAAACGAGAGCGGCCCCGGCCTGCGCCACTTGATCGCCCGAGACCTCTCTCACCTCAAACGGCCGAGAGCGAAGGATCAGGTCAAAAAGCGGGATGTAAGACGAGTGCGGCCCGGAGGGCTCATAAATAAAGTGCGGCGCCAGACCTGTCGATTCAACGACCTTCATCAGTTTTCGCTCAAGTGACTCGTCACGCTCAGGCTGTCGGATTAACAGGTCAACGTCGTGAGCCTCGGCTGGCGTCTCGACGAACGACCCGACGATTGAGACAAACTCAGGAATGACAACGATGTCTGAGTAACCGGCTGAGAGCCCCTTAGAGTGGCGATAGCTCTCGAGCGCCTCATCAATCGGGTAACGCCCCCGAGTAAGCTCGCGGCGGTCGAACTCATCAATGAGGGTCTTATAGCGCTCAAGATATTCTCGGCGTTTTTCCGGGTCGGTCATTTTTGCCCAGAGCTGGATAAAGCGAAAACGGAGATTCCTTAACTCAGCGTCAGAGACGCCCCTGATTGACTCGGTCGTTATCTCCTCAATCCTCATCTTTTTACCTCTCTCGTTTACTCGGCGGCGAGCCATTGACAGCGGCAGTTCGGGTGGACAGGTATCAGACCCTCAGCGTCGCTGATGTCAAAGACCTCGCCGTCATAGCTGTCGCACTCATCGCAAGCCCCCTCGAGGGCGAGATACTTAGCCTGGCTGTAACCAGCGCTGTCGAGCTCGTCAAGGTAAGACTCTGAGAGCACGTATCGGCTCTCTGTCCGGGCGATCATCTCGGCTCGGTATAAGAGCGAGTCGTCAGCGTAAGCCTCAACCGAGCGTCTGACCTCAGACTCAGGCTCACCATCAGCAATCAGCTCATCTCTAAGTCGAGCGATAGCCCTCGCCTGCCGGTCATTGACGCCGACCGAGACCTTGACGAGAGAGGCTATCTCTCGACCCGTCCAGCCGTTTAACAGACCCTCGGCGACGATACCCTGAAGGGCGAGCCGGGTAGTCTCGGCGATTGAGGTCACCCGGGCGGCCGCAAGCCGTGAGTATTTCTCCCATGATTCCAGCTTAGTAACGACAAGGGCGATAGCTTTATCTCGCCCCTTATAAACTATCGAGGCCGGTTGAGATCGTCGAACCTGAGCGATTCTGGGTCGATTTTCCCGGATATAATTAGCCGCTAATCGCTGAATTCTGGCTTTTCGCTTTTTTTTAGCCGCCGGCGCCGGCCTCACCGAGCCTCTAACACGCTCACCAAGCCTCATATACTCGGCGGCGAACAGCTCTTTACCCTTCTCAAGCCAGTCATAGTAAACGCTGTCAATGTCGCTCACGTCTCGGATCTCAGCCGGTAAGGCCGAGCGCAGAGAGCGAAACCACTTGACCGCGGTCGCCTTAAACCGCTCGAGGTCAGCCCGGGTAAAACCGCGAGCCTTATCGATACGCTCTGATAAGACGTCATTGATTAGCGCGAGCAGAGCCCGGGCTGAATCAGTATCAATCATCACTTACCCCCGGCGGCTGGCTCAGAGAGCGCCTTGAGTTTATCCCGAATCTCGAGCAGAATGTCGATATCGTCAGCCCCGTCGCCCCCTGAGATAGCCGGTTCCGACTCACTATCAGACGTCTCAGCCTCTTTCTCAACCGGCGCGTCGACGGGAATAAACGAGGCAGAGATGTAGTGGCTGTCACCACCCGGATACGGGTCACCGAGGTCAAGTTTGTCTCTGACCTCGTTCGGCGACATCACGCCCCGGTCGATAAACTTCCCGTATATCTCAGCGACAGACTCAAGATTTCTCACGTCGGCGGGCATGAGCTCGACATAGTAAGAGCTGATGCCCATCGCCTTGATGAGTTGACCCGTGATTGTCTCGATGACTCTTTGAAGCGGGCGTATAACACTCTGGTAATAAATTTTTGTCGACTCGATTGCAGTCGAGCCACCCAGAGCGCCGGTCTCAGCGATACCGATCCGATAAGGCGGCATAGCGTAAGCCGAAAGAACCTCATCTCTCAGCATTTTGATATAGACTCGAAATTGACCCTCTTTAGCCTCGGCTGAAATCGGTATCCACTGAAGTGATGAGCCTGAGGCGACCTTTATCACGGCGGCTTTATTTGCGTTAATGACGCCACCATGCTCAGCGGTCAGATATGTTTTGAGCGCCTGATCTGAGTTCTCCTCCCAGTCACCTTGAAGGATAATAAACCCGAGCGGCATCCCGTAGTTTTGAAAAAACGAGAGGTTGTAATCCCGGGCGGCGATGAGCCCGAGTATCGAGCCCAGAGCCCCGATAAACGGCGGCACCCCATAATAGTCGCTTTTCGGATAATAAGACCGATAAAAAATCATTGAGTCAGCGATATCATCAGGCGGCGTCGATGCTTTCACGAGCTCACCTGTCGAGCTGGTTATCTCATCTTTAGACCCGAACCGCTTAAACCATGCCCGGCGTATATCTCTAATCTGGCAGAATTTTTCTTTATTTTTATGGACATAAATCGTGTGAGCCGGGACGTGGTAGACCTCTAATAATCCACCCGGTCTGGGGGCGACCTCGAGCGTCATCCAGCCGATGCTTTTAAGATCGATGATCGCCTTCTCAAAAACGTCGAGTAAAGACTCACCCTCAGAGTTAGCGTTATATAAAAACTCATTAAGTATTTTCTGCTCGGCCGGGCTCTCGTCTTTGTCAACCTCTTTGATGATGTTCCAGTCCGTGCCTGTCGCGTCTTGAGCGGTCTGCCTGACGCATCTGTCGGCGTAGACATTAGACTCGACCACCTCAAGAAATTTTGAGGGATCGTAGGGTCGGGCGACAAGACCGAGCGACCCGAGCTCTCGTGACGTTAGCTGTTTTGATGACTTAGCCACTTTGAGCTGGGTCGCCCGGCTAAACGGAACGGCCTTACCCTTAGATGTCCAGATTAAAACTCTCGACTGATCTTTCGCTGACCCTGTTTTTTCATTATCCATCTAACTAACCTCCGATAATCATAACACGCGACACGCCTGCGCTCAAGGTGTCACCCTCGCCGGTGATGGCATAGCGAGTGCCATCGATAAGATGGTTTTTGTATTCAACCGGCTCAGAGGTAAACTGACCTGAGCGGTCTCGACGCCACGAGTAAGACCTCATCTCGTTATAGAGGTTCTGCGAGCCCTGAACGATTCTGATCTTGAGCGACCGCATAAAATTTATACCAGCCCTGACTGAGTCTTGACCTTTAGCGGCAGGCAGGGCTCTGAGCCCGAGCCGGTTTAGCTCGGCGATCGACTTCGGCTCGGCGGCGTCGCAGTAGAGCCGGTCACGCGGACCAACCCCAAGGTCTTTGAGCCTCTTAGCGAGGTCAGC